CTGGAAAGCAAATCCTAGCACTCCGGTGTGTTACAGAGCTTCTAGCAATCGAGATGCGCTCAGTACACACTACCCTTATGTGGTTGCCGCTACGATTTCGGTGGCAAGAAAGCTTAGAGACACACCACATGAGGAAGTTAAAAAGATGACGCGAGTTGAACTAGTTGAAAATGGTTTAACTTGCACACATAGAGTCATGATCAAGGACGAACCGCACTCAGAAACTAAAATTCAAGCAGGACGACTTCGTATTGTTGTGTCAGTTTCACTTATAATGCAACTGATAGAGCGAATCTTGTATCATCCCCAACAACTACAGAATATCAAGGATTGGAAAAAGATTCCTAATAAAATTGGGATGTCTTTTTCGCCTATAGATAGCCAGTTTCTCTGGGACCTAGTGGAAAATTTTCGCAGGCAGACAGGGAAATCTGTAGATTTTAAGGACGTGAGTTATTGGGACTGGTCACTCGAAGAGTGGGCACTCTCATTGGACGCAGAGTTAATTATATTACTCAGGAAGTGTGCAAACACTAAATGGGAAAATATGATTCGAAACTGCTATCATGTGATGATGAATACGATTCTATGTACATCAGACGGCGAGATGTATTCCACCATTGTACCGGGGATTCGCGTGAGCGGGTCTTTTATAACGGGGGAATCCAACTCCAGAATCCGGAGTCTCTTTGCTCACATTTTACGATGGGAGCAAGGTTACAAAGGAAACTTATTTACCATAACTATGGGAGATGACTCAGGCGAAGAAGAGACTGAAGTGGACTACTCAAAGTTAGGGTTGCTTATATCATTGGATGAACGCAGTAAACTAGGAGAAGAGTTCAGTTTCTGTTCGCACACATTTAAAGATGGTAGAGCTGTCCCAGAGAATTGGGCCAAGTCTACATATCGATTTATAGTGTCTGCTGATGGAGACCAAGAACAATTCAAGTCTGAAATGAAAATGTTGGACGGGTCTACTGGTGCTTCCTATGACGAGTTAATGCTCCTTCTGCAGTCGCTGGGGCTGCTAAAAGAACATTAATAAGGAAAATTTATAATGAGTAATGGTGGAAAACGATCAACTAAGAACGTTAGACCCCCAGTTACCCATACCAAGAAAAACTGCCAAGTCAAACACTGTAAAACGTGCAAGGCGAAGGCTATTAAAAGCAATAAAAATGGAGCAGGAGCAATTAGCGCAGCTAGAATTGCTCCTACTCAAAACGCATTCAAAGTTGGATTCGACAGTGGATACTGGGGAAACGCAGATAAAAACTACGGTTTCTCAGTCCACACTCAAGACGCCTTCGAAACTCGTGCAAACATCAAACGTCGTCTCGGCAGGGGGCTTAACCCTTCAGTCAAGGCTTGGTTAGGTGGACAATCAGTAAACGAATTCGGCCAGTTTAATCCCAAAAAGGATACAATTGAGCCGTTTAACGAGTTTGTCGCACTAGTTCCAGGAGTAACATCTCCTTTTGAAATTGTTCAGCAGTACCAATTAAATCCTGGTCTTGCTGGAACATTCCCACAATTGAGTGAAATCGCTAAGTTATATGAAAGATATATGTTTCTAAGCTTAGAGTTTTATCTCGCCCCCATTGTCACGGTGTTTGGGTCATCTGGCAAACTAATAATGTCATGTGACTTGGAAGGGGTTGAAGAACCTCCCCCAAACACTGCAGCGCAAATGGAAAATAATACGATTCATGTTGATGGTATGCCTCACGAGAAACTTGGTTTTCAAGTAGCAGGTGTCATTCGTCACAGAGAATCTTGGTTCGTAAGGACCACTGCCGCATTCCCTCCAGGAGCTGATCCGAGAGGGTATGATGCAGGAACCTTATACGTAGGCGCATATGGTAATCCTAATACTAGTGACATGGCTGAACTCAGAGTTCGTGGTCGTGTTATGTTGATGGACAAACTAACTGAGCCAACGGGCCTAGCCCGAGCAGTCAGCTTATACTCTAGAAGAGTCACCGGAGGAGGAAGTGCGCAAGCAGTTGCTTCTAGTGTCTTATCTACAGTACACTTTGACGTTTTAAAATGCGAG